ATACTACACACAACACAAGGAAACTACTATGTCAAATAAAAATCCCTTTGAAATCCGTACAGAAGTTCTAGCCATGGCTAAAGATTACATGGATAAGCAATTTGAGCTTAACCGTGAATTTGTTCAAGCTACCATGGATGCTGGTTTGTCTACATTTGAAGCAATGCCTAAAATGTACACATCTGAAGAACTAATGGAAAAAGCTAAAGAGTTCTACTCTTTCGTTTCCAAAAAAGACTAATTAGTACAGCACCCTCGAAAGGGGGTGCCTCTTTATTATAGGTGAACAATATTATGCTACTACCTGATGTAACATTTTACATGCGTGAACGTGATGAATCCATTGGCGGTGACAATCCGTTTAAATGGGTTTATAAAACTACCAAAGATCTATTTGCCGGTAAGAAAGTAGTAATCTTTGGCCTACCTGGGGCTTTTACTCCAACTTGTTCCAACTCTCAACTCCCTAACTACGAAAAGATGTATGACGATTTCCTCGAGAAAGGTATTGATGAAATCTGGTGTACTTCTGTAAATGATGCATTTGTAATGTACCAATGGGGCAAATCACAAGGTCTTAAGAACATTAAACTATTACCTGATGGTAATGGCGAGTTCGCCGGCCGGATGGGTATGCTAGTTGATAAAGAAAATCTAGGCTTTGGTGCAAGATCATGGCGATACGCTATGGTTGTAAATGATATGACAATTAAAGATCTTTGGGAAGAACCAAATAAAATGGATAATTGCCCAACCGATCCTTATGGAATGTCTTCTCCAGAATTTGTAATAACTAAACTTTAAGGAAATATTATGTCTGATTTGAAAGTAATACGTCTCACCACAGGTGAAGAACTTTTGTGTGAAATTGCAACAATTGATAACTCATTTTACCGTTTAACCAATATTGCGATTCTATACCCAACTGATACAGGATCACTAGGTCTTGCTCCATTTATGGGTTATGCCGACCTCAGCGAGGGTTTGGATTTGGATCCTAAGGATGTAATGTTTGTTGCACCACCAATTGCTGACCTAGCTGCTCAGCACGATAAAATGTTCCCTAAATCGCAGATTATCACACCGGATCAAAAAATTATAATTTAATGTTTACTTCCACATCTCAGTTTGATATAATGGTATGCATGATGGTAAAAGAGGTGCTTAATGGAATTCTACACAAATTGTATTCGATGCGGTAACAATCTACTATACCGTGGCTACAAAAATGGCAAACGAGTTCAGGACCGGATTAAGTTCGGTCCTACTCTCTTTGTTCCAGATGAGAATGGACCTAACAAAGCACTAGATGGGATGACTGTATCACCATTTAAGTTTGCTGATATGCGTGATGCTAAGGACTTCATTCAGCAATACGGTGATGTTCCAAACTTCAAGATCTACGGCAATACCAACTACGTCGTTCAGTATTTGCAGGAAAAGTTTCCTGGTCAGATTGAATTTGATCCAGATACTGTAAACGTTGGCTTCTATGACATCGAGGTTATGAAAACCGAAGATGGTTATTCAGATCCTGCCGATGCAAACAACCCAATCAATGCCATTTGTTACCGAAATAACCAAGAAAACAAGTACTACCTTTGGTATCTCAAAGAATGGGATATAGCCAAAACTGAACTTGAACTTGATGGCATGACCGTTGACTACTTCTATTGTGAAACCGAGGCAAATCTGCTCTCGGCATTTATTGGTTGGTGGTCATCTCCTGTTAACACTCCTGACATCATTACTGGTTGGAACTGCCGATTCTTCGATACTCCGTACATTGTAAATCGTATCAGTAAAGTACTAGGTGAGGACTTCGCTCAGAAGCTTTCGCCGTGGGGTAAAGTGAATCAGCGTACAATCAAGATCAATGGACGTGAACAGCAGTGCTATGAAATCCTCGGCATCACTGAACTGGACTATCTTGAACTCTACAAGAAGTTTACATACACTGCCCAGGAATCATATAAACTTGATCATATTGCTCATGTAGAACTCGGTGAAAAGAAACTATCATATGAGGAATACAAAGACCTTCAAGATCTATATGAACAGGATCCTCAAAAGTTTGGTGACTATAACATCAAGGACGTTGGCATTGTTTATCGCTTGGATGACAAAATGGGTCTCATCAATCTTGCTATGACTCTGGCATATCGTGGTGGTGTAAACTACTCTGATACGTTAGGTACTACAGCAATATGGGATGCTATCATCTACCGTGACCTACATGACAAAGGTATTATTGTTCAGCCGAACGAAGACAAAATGAAATCGGACTTCGCCGGTGGATATGTTAAGGATGTAATGGTCGGTATGCACGATTGGATTGTTTCATTCGACTTAAACTCACTATATCCGCATATCATTATGCAGTGCAATATGTCACCTGAAACTATTGTCAATGAAATTGTACCAGGTGTGAATGTTGATAATTGTCTAAATCAGACGAACCCTAACAATCCAAATCCTGAACTTTATGCGATGGCAGCAAATGGTACTCTGTATCGTAAGGATAAACAAGGTATTATCCCAGCGTTAATCGAAACCATTTATGCCGAACGTAAAGCAACCAAAAAGCGTATGCTCCAGGCAGAACAAGAATTGGTTGATATAGACAAATCAGATAAGGTCGGTGTGTACAAGTTGGAGAAACAGGTGTCAACCTTGAATAACCAACAAATGGCAGCAAAGATCTTGATGAACTCACTTTACGGTGCGATGGGTAACCGATACTTCCGTCACTTTGACCTACGTATGGCCGAGGGCATTACATTAACCGGTCAGTTGGCAATTCGATGGGCCGAAAATGCGTTCAATGGCTTTATGAATAAGGTTTGTCAAACATCCGATGTTGACTATGTTGTGGCAATTGATACCGATTCGAACTATGTGAATTTTGGACCTTTGGTTGAAAAACTACGTCTTACTGATAAACCGGTTAAACAAATTGTTGATATGATTGATCGTATGGTCAAGGATCAATTCGAACCTATGATTGCTCGTGAATATGACCGATTGGCTGAACACATGAATTCATACCAAAACAAAATGGTTATGGAACGTGAGGTCATTGCTGATAAAGGTGTATGGACGGCCAAGAAACGTTACATTCTAAATGTTCACAACAGCGAGGGTGTTGAATATAAGGAACCAAAACTAAAGATAATGGGCATCGAGGCAATTAAGTCAAGTACACCTGAGGTGTGCCGTATTGCAATGAAAGAGATGTTTAAAGTTATCATGACTGGTTCTGAAACAAATACCCAAAAAGCTATTGAACAATTCAAGAATCACTTCTTTACTTTGCCACCAGAAAATGTATCATTCCCACGTGGTGTGTCTGATGCATTAAAATGGACTGATAACAAAACTATTTACAAGAAAGGTACTCCAATCCATGTCCGTGGTGCTCTTCTTTATAATAATGTTTTGGCTAATAAGGGTCTAAAGGCATACGAAAAGATTCAAAATGGTGATAAGGTCAAATTCTGTTATCTTCGTGTACCTAATCCGATACGTGAAAATGTAATTGCGTTCCCAGACTACCTACCCCCGGAAATGCAATTGCATAAATATATTGATTACGATACAATGTTTGAAAAGACTTTCCTTAGTGCGGTGGAACCAATACTAACAGCAATTGGTTGGACTTCCGAGGATGTTGTCAATCTTGAGGATTTCTTCGGATGAGTTTTACATTTAAATATGAACCAAATTTCTTTACTAAGAAAACTTGTGACGAAATGGTTGAACTTATGAATCGGGTGAGCGCAATGCCACCCGATAGTCTATGTCCGGATTCGGTAACATATCCAGCACTCTTTAATAATCTTTTTACACCAGAATTAATTAGTCAATGTGAAGATGTCTTTGGTGTTCAATTATACCCCACTTATTCATATGCCAGAATCTATACAGAAGGTGATAGACTAAAACCACACTCAGATAGACCTTCATGTGAATACAGTTTTACTATCAATCTATATAATAGTGATGAGCCATGGGCAATTAATATGAAAAGCTATATAATTGATAGACACGAATCTATTTTATTAACCCCAGGCGATGCTTGTTTCTATAAGGGAATGGAAAATCTACACTGGAGAGATCCTCTTGAATCCGGTGAGGTATATCAAGCATTCTTTCATTTTGTGGATAAGAATGGACGATTTAGTAATTA